CCCAAAAAATGCCCCGAGGGTCCCAAAAGGTGGAGCAATCCTACTTCTAAACCCTCCGGAACTAGGTACCAACCACGGGGATACCAAGAGAAGGTGAGAGCAATGTCAGCACAACTTCCGAAGCCAGTGCCCCACGACGAGATTCTGGGTCGTCTCGACAAGCTCGAGCGAACTTCGAGGATCCTTTGGTGGGTTCTTTCGTTCTACATCATCCTCGCGACGCTCTTCATCTACGCAACCCAGTAGCAGTTCGACTCTCGAAGGGAGTGACCATGGCTGCAGCACGTAAGTCAGCAGAGGATTCGACTCCTCGGCGCCGCAGGCCTGCCACAACCCTCGACGCTCGGGAGAACCAGATGATTTCCCTCGCCGTGGACCTTGCTGAGAAGCAACTCCGCGAAGGGACCGCGTCCGCACAGGTAGTCACGCATTTTCTGCGGCTAGGCACTTCTCGAGAGCGTCTAGAGCAGGAGAAGCTTCAGAAAGAGAACGAACTCCTCCGATCCAGGACTGAGCAGATCGCTTCTGCCGCCAGAGTAGAGGAGCTCTACACCACAGCCCTCAACGCGATGCGTTCGTACGCTGGACAGGTGGTGGACGATGGCGATGAAGGCGATTACTAGGTCATATCGCCAGCTAAGGCGACTGGAGACGTTCGAAGAGCGCTTCCACTACCTTTCGCTGCCAGGAACCGTCGGCCACTCCACGTTCGGCTTCGATCGGTACATCAACCAAGGTTTCTACCGATCCAGAGAGTGGAAGTTGCTCCGTGACGAGGTAATCGTCCGCGACAACGGCTGCGATCTCGGCATCGAGGGCTTTGAGATCCACAGTCGGCTCCTCGTGCACCACATGAACCCTCTGACCGCAGAGGAGATCGCTCGAGGCGACGACGTTCTATCAGACACGTCAGTTCTGATCACCACGACACACCGCACGCACAACGCCATCCACTATGGCGACGAATCGCTTCTTGCACTGCCTCGCGCACCCCGTGTGCCAGGTGACACGAAGCTCTGGTAACCGATCAAGGAGGTGACACCATGAGCGACAGCATCCTGACCAACACCAAGAAGGTTCTCAGCATCCCCGCCGACTACCCGGCCTTCGACGAAGACATCATCATGCACATCAACTCCGTTTTCTCGACCCTGACCCAGCTGGGCATCGGTCCTGTGGACGGTTTCATGATCGACGACGACACCGCCGTGTGGACCGACTTCATCGGCACTGATCTGAACCTGAATCCGGTCAAGACCTACGTCTTCCTCCGAGTTCGGCTCCTGTTCGACCCGCCCACAACGTCATACCACATCGACGCCGTCCGCCGGCAGATCGAAGAGCTGGAATGGCGTCTCAACGTTTACCGAGAGGAGGACGCATGGACCGACCCGAATCCTCCGGTGGTACCGGTGGACCCGTATCTGTAGAGGACTTCCTTGAGCACCACGGTGTCAAGGGCATGAAGTGGGGAGTGCGTCGCAACAAGACCACTGCCCGCCTCGAGCGCGTCGCCTCTGGCACGGCCTCGAAGTCCGACAAGGTCAAGACCGCTCTCGGTGTTGGCACCGGTGGCTACGGCGGCGCCGTCGGCTATGCGCGTGCGGGCAAGCGAGCTGAGGCTCGTCGTGCTGCTGACGTCAAGCGTGGTCAGAAGGCGGACAAGAAGTGGGAGAAGAGCATCTACACCATGAAGGGTGCAGTTGCCGTCCACAACAACGTCGCCAAGCAGATGAACGGCGGGATGCTCGACAAGCTCAACAACAACCCGAAGTACAAGGACAAGAACCTCTACGAGAACCCCAAGCTTCAGGCTCAGTACCACAAGGAGTACGCGAAGCTGGCGTCCGAGGCCTACACCAAGGCCGTCAAGGAGGTTCACGGGTCGAGCCCAACGGGCGACAAGGTGGCTGTGTACGTCGACCACCCAATCAACCCGCGGATCGTGGTTCAGAGCAAGAGCGTCAAGCACGCAGATGCGACCGAGCCCGACCTGGTCATCAACCTGAAGCTCGACGACAACGGCTTCGTTCTCGAGGCCGCTGAGGCCGAGCTCAAGCACAACGACGCGGACGTCGAGGCATTTCTCGAGCATGTCGGAATCAAGGGCATGAAGTGGGGCGTTCGTCGGGACCGTACTCCGGCCGGACAGACCGTCGCCACGCAGAAGAAGCCTGGCGGCAAGGTCAAGGTCGTGGGAGGCAAGAGCATTCCGGCTCACCCTGACGCGATCAACGCCAAGGTCTCCGCTCAGCGGGCCAAGAAGAGTGGCACTCACGCGCTCAGCAACAAGGAGCTGCAGGATCTCGTCACTCGGATGAACCTCGAGAAGCAGTACTCGACTCTGTCGTCGAAGCCCAAGGACCAGACGGTCTCGGCGAAGATCGACAAGGGCGAGAAGTACGCGAAGAAGGCGGTCAAGGTCGGCAAGACCGGTCATGACGTCTACAAGTTCGCGAAGTCCCCGGCGGGCATCGCAATCGCAGCGAGCATCGCCAAGAAGCTGGCGTAGAAGGGAGGGCACATGAGTCTGTCGAACAAGGCGACGCCGCGGTACTACTACCAGTTCCGGGCGAAGGTCATTGCGGGCGAGATCCCAGTCAACCGCGAGATCACGCTAGAGATGAACCGCATCGACGCGCTCATTGCCAACCCGAACATCTACTACGACGACGAGGCCGTGGAGGGGTGGGTTCGATATTGTGAGAGTGAACTAACTCTCACCGACGGAACCGACCTCTACCTCCTGCCTAGCTTCAAACTGTGGGCCGAGCAGATCTTCGGCTGGTACTACTTCGTCGACCGTAGCGTTTACGTTCCGGGCAAGGAAGGGAAGGGCGGCTCTTACGTCACCAAGACGATCAAGAAGCGTCTCACCACGAAGCAGTACCTGATCGTCGCTCGAGGAGCAGCCAAGTCGATGTACGGTTCGTGCATCCAGAGCTATTTCTTGAACGTGGACACAACGACGACTCACCAGATCACCACCGCGCCTACAATGAAGCAGGCGGACGAGGTCATGTCACCTTTCCGCACCGCTATCACCCGCGCGCGTGGGCCGCTCTTCAAGTTCCTGACCGAAGGTTCGCTGCAGAACACCACCGGCTCTCGGGCCAACCGTGTGAAGCTCGCGTCAACCAAGAAGGGCGTGGAGAACTTCCTGACTGGGTCGATCCTTGAGATCCGACCGATGGCGATCAACAAGCTTCAGGGTCTTCGTCCGAAGATCTCGACCATTGACGAATGGCTTTCCGGCGATCTCCGTGAGGACGTCGTTGGTGCGGTAGAGCAGGGAGCCTCCAAGCTCGATGACTACCTCATCGTCGCAATCAGTTCCGAGGGAACCGTTCGAAACGGCTCGGGTGACACCATCAAGCTGGAACTTGCCGATATTCTGAAGGGCGAGTACTCAGCACCCCACGTTTCGATCTGGCACTACAAGCTGGATGAGCTCGAGGAGGTAGGTGACCCCGCCATGTGGGTCAAGGCCAACCCAAACCTCGGACTGACCGTCACCTACGAGACTTATCAGCTTGATGTAGAACGAGCAGAGAAGGCGCCTGCGTCCAGGAACGACATTCTGGCCAAGCGCTTCGGCATTCCGATGGAGGGGTACACGTACTTCTTCACATACGAGGACACGCTCGTGCATCGCCCGCGCAAATTCTGGGAGATGCCGTGTGCTCTGGGTGCTGACCTCTCGCAGGGCGATGACTTCTGTGCTTTCACATTTCTCTTCCCGCTTCCGGGTGGGAAGTTCGGCGTGAAGACACGCTCTTACATCACCTCTCTCACACAGATGAAGCTCCCGGGCGCGATGCGTCACAAGTACGAGGAGTTCATCGAAGAGGGAAGCCTGCACGTTCTGGAAGGCTCCGTCCTCGACATGATGGAGGTCTACGAAGACCTCGAGACTCATATTGAGGAGTCGCGTTACGACGTTCGCGCCCTAGGGTTCGACCCGTACAACGCCAAGGAGTTCGTTACCCGTTGGGAGCAGGAGAACGGTCCCTTTGGGATCGAGAAGGTCATTCAGGGCGCTCGTTCTGAGTCTGTCCCGCTGGGTGAGCTCAAGATCCTGGCCGAAGAGCGAATGCTCATATTCGACGAGAGCCTGATGTCCTTTGCCATGGGCAACGCCATCACTCTCGAGGACACCAACGGCAACCGCAAGCTGATGAAGAAGCGTTCCGAAGACAAGATCGACAATGTGGCTGCCCTCATGGACGCCTACATTGCCTACAAGGCCAACAAGGAGTCATTCGAATGAGCGAGGAGGTGACACATGGAAAGAATCAGTGAT